ATCTTCCTCTTCAGCCTTATCCGTGGTAGACCCAGGCTTCTGGGAAGGATCTAGGGGTAGGCATCTTCGGTTCGTAAAATCAAAAAACCAGCCGGTAGGACATTGGAAACCAACGGGGTCTCGTCGTCCTTCTGGCTGGCGATTTACGATATCTATATGTTGTGCGTCATCCTTAAGACTATCAACAAGTCCTTGAGTCTGGGTGCAACGCTTAGACTCTGCAGCCCAAAGCATTCCCGGAGGACAAGGTCCTTGAGGATTCTTAGTGTCGGCGCGATAAAGATCTAAGCGCTCTTCTTTCACGGTCCCCATGAGGGCCTGCATAACTTCTGCAAACTCAGCAGGGGTGGTGGCCTTGGCAAATCTTTGAACCTCAATGCCACAAGTCTTGGCTCTCGCCAAAATCTTGCGTCGTAGGGTAGCCTTCTCGCTGGAGGTCAATCCTTTGGCCTGATTGAATCGGGACATCGCGTTTCGAACTCTCCCGCAAGAATCGAGAGGGAACTTTCTCTTTCCAGGAACTCCAAAGGAACTTGCAGGCAGAGCGTTCCTTACCTTGGTCTTGATAGGCGCTCCGTCTTCCTTCTTCTCGGCTTCGGAGCCGAATGGGTGGGGCGCGTGCACCTCATCCTCATCTTTCTCCATTGGATTTACTGGACCAGGATGTCGCGAAACGTAATCAGTATCAGGTTGTTCGTGAGGGGTAACATCAAACTCAACCACTTCGTGAGAATGCGCATAACTCTTCTCAAGACCTCCGATCTCGACAGAGGTCATCCCATCGCCGTCCTCATTCACAGTAACCATGTGATCGTGTCCGTCTAGGGGGTCTGGAGCAGTCTTGGCAACCTTACCGAATCGAGCTACTTCCTTCTTAAACTCAGCAGTGAGCCCCTTATTCTCAGAAGCCAGTACTGTATCCTTATTTAGAGGAATACATTCTCGTAGTTTATAATCAAAGAATTGGTTGGGAGGGCACTCGTGGTTTACGGTGTCCCTTCTACCCTCAGGCTGCATCTGAGTAATTTCTGGATGGCCACCAACCCCTGGGGCCGCAGCCTCTTCTTCCATTGGGGTGTCATCGGCATTTTCCATCTCGGCTTCTTCAATAGAAATGCACTTTCTCTGAACGAAAGAAAAAGTTGTACCTTCGGCACAACTTTCTGGTTCATCCATATCATCGGCGTCGGTAAGGGCAGTTTCGGTAGCAAAGACTGTGTCAGCAGGCTTCATTTCATCGCCGCGCCACTCTGGGCCGTTGTCGATATTAAGGCTGCGTGTAAACTCGGTATGGTCCGTGCTGCCCATTGGAAGACATCTTCCACTGCTGGGCTCTCTTCGATGTCCTTCAGGACAATCTTCACCTACAGTTAATGCGTAATCCTTCACTTCCTTAAGGAAGTTTCTGAACAGTTTTCTTGTCTACGGTATTATCAGACATGGTATTTCTATACCCTCCTTCGTAGATTTAAGTCCTAACTCTGGTTTTGAGTGTTAGGCTTGCGTGGTTTAGTATTTGGTTGGGTTTGCTTCTGACGAGGCTTACCCCGGCCCTTGCGGGGCCGCCCCTCACTGGGAGTACCAGTTGGAGTTCTCTGAACCTTTTGAATGTTTGTTATAATGGTCTGTTCAATATTCTTACGGAAGTCGTCCAAATCCTCTTGAGTAACCACAGTCTTCTTACCACTCGGAGTTTCATCCTTTTCGGGCACGGGCTGCTCAGCCGGTAGAGCCTTTGGATTGTACGGAGAACCGATAATACCCAGAGTTCCGTCTTGTACCCACTTCTTCTCCTGCTTCATATTGGCTAACTCAGTATCGAAGTCGAAGCCTAGCTTCTCAATACCTGTCTCGTAAGATAGGATACGTCGATCAATCATACCTTGGACAATGCTCATCATCATGATCTCGTCCTTAAGGGCGTTCTCATCGAACCGAACTTGAGGATAGCGATCAAAGCCCATAGCTAGTGCTACTTCTTCATACTCGTGGTCTATCCACCTCTTTACACAGCGGCGGGCGTAATTAACTTCCTCAGAAAAAGCTACTGTGGCCGTCTGGATTGCTTTTTGATTGCCTTGAATTTGTCCATCAAGCAAAGCCCTCGTAACTCCAAAAGAAGTACTCAAGTCATCATTAACCTGTTTAAACTTGTCTTGTCCTAGAATCTGTTTAATTTCTGGGAAGGTAATCTTTTCAATCTGTAGAGTATGGTTCCAAACAATATCAAAACTCTTGCTGGTGGTATCAAACAACTTGGCTACGGTTTCCAGTTCCGTTTGGCTAGTTACAGGGTGGTTGTCATTACCAATAGTTATCTTAAGAATATAATTAGTAATTCCATCCAGAGTAGAGATGTCAGCCTTCTGAAGGTCTTCCTTATAGGCTAGGGAATCAAACGCGCGCATGGCGCGGGGGGTTGGGAATCGCTCGTAATCTTGGCGGCGATAGTCACACTTGCCAACTAGCTCCGGAGGAAGTTTAACAGAACGTCCCTTTTTAATGGCATCTGTAAGGTCTTTAGGAAGAGAGCTAATAAACTTTCTCTGCTCAGGAGTCAGTTTTCGAAGATTCTTCATCATCTTGTTGATTTCTTTAAAAGCTTCAGGCTTAAGAAAAGTCTCAGTTTGATCAAACATCAGCGCGCCTTTGATGTCTATCAAAGTAGGATTTAGGATGGTATACTTAAGAGGAACAAAAGACTTAGACCAAATCTTTTTAGCCGCGGCAGTCTCTTGATAAGCTATAAGCTCTTTCATAGTGTCTGCAGTTTTAAACTGGTTGGCATTAGTTCTTGATTTAATTACTTGATCAAAATTCTCTGGCTTCAACTTGGGAGAAAATTTACCTACCAATTTGAAGGTTCTAACCATGCCCACGCGAAAGAGATCAAAGAAAATATTTTCAACGGTGGCTTGAAAACCAATTTCTCGATTCCACGTATCGTAGAATAGTTTAATATCAGGATCGTCTACATCGTTTTTAAAACCCTTAGAAGCAAAATTAGTAAGGGTATCAATAACAGTTCCGTAGGCATTTTTAGTCTTATAAAAATTAATTGCCTTTTGGTAAAGCTTGTCGGGCTTAAGCCTAAGGGGGTTTCCTTCAGGAATTAAGAGATCTAAATCTACCCTACGAATAAAGTCCCTAGAGATAGTTCGACCGCCCTCATGATATCTCAATGCAGAAGGCCCACCATCTTTCCCAGTTAGGTAAGCCAATTCTTTAAAATTTCGACCCTCCGGACCCACATCAATCTCCATTTGATGTACGCCAGGACTAACTTCTTCATGAGAGAGAACTTTAGAATGCTCTAAATCCTTGTTAATCTTGTCCTTTACTTCGTCAGACATTTAATTTCCTCTCCGTTAGCGCTTAGGCTTTTTAGGAACTGGTTTAAGTACTGCTATGGGGCTGGTAATTACCGTCCGCTTGTGAAAGGTTTGCCGCAACATCTTCTCCCTGTAGGCCTCTGGGTCATCGGCCATCTCTATTTTATCGCGAATTATCTGAGGGATGGTCGGGTCTTCGTAGGTGGCAGACTCAAAACCTGCGGGAAGCTTAGGGCCTTCCCTAGTCCGTGTTACGCCACCGTGGTGAATGATACTTTCCGGCATTTCCTCTGCCCATAACAAATCGTATACACAACGACCAGCTAACATAAAAGCCGTATATAAATCCTTCTTTTCCTTACCGTGTCCTCCCCCCTTAGGAACATCGAAGTGGATCTTCCCGGTGGGAGTTTCTGTCATAACAATCGTCTGCATCTGCTGCTGCATTGTGCGGATAACATCCCATGACTCCTGCTGTGCTATAGTAGTGTTTTCGCTAGAAGGTACAGCAGGAAACAAAAGGTCTTTATGCTCGAGTAAACGCAAGCAACAGAAGTTAGAATCCGAAATGAAATCTGTACCAAAATTGCACATCTTCAAAAGAAAGCGGCCAGACTTCAGCTGATGAACTTCATCCTCAGGATCAAGGATGGGTCCTTCTCTGTGGGCTCTATTCTGCTAGGATATCTTTTATGGCGTGACCGCCTCCCTGAGAATCCATATAAATCTTTGTGACATTAAAAGCATCGCATAGATTTTCTATGAGTTCAGACATTCTAGGGAAGGGTTGTTTTTGAAGTTCAAGAGCATGAACTATTTTGGCGGGTTGTCCCAGCTCAGCAACTGTTATCGCAAAAGAGTCTTCAGTCCTGGCGGGATCTATACCTAAAATATAAGATTTTCCGTCCTCTCCCGCAACCTGAGGTATGAACTCCCGAGATTTGCAGGATTCGATTAGGGAAGCTTTATAAAATCCATCAGTGTCCGGAATAAAGGCTGCCTCGTATTCCATTTGAAACTCAAGGCTAGACATTTCTCTTTGTGCGGACTCGATGTTATCTTTATCTAAAAACCCTTCGGGCAATAGTTGGTAAGGAACCCGAAAAACAGCATACTTCTCGTTACCACTACGCATCTCGTCTCGATAGATACAATATAAAGAGTACATATGATTGAACGTAAAATAACCAGACGACGTAATTATGATCTGGTTAGCTACTCGACTGGCATCAATTTCCTCTTGTGTAATTAATCCTCTCTCCAATAGTTCCTTTTGTCGAGCTATGCGTTCTACGTTTTCCATAGGATCAGCTACGGTAGCTGCCATCGGA